TATCTGAAGTACGATAAGGGGACAGGGCGTATGCTTGAAGTACCTAAACCAATAGAGGTAGCAGATAATGATTTCTAGTAAAGTAGTCGAGACAAATTCAGAAGGAACCATAGAAAATATAGAACTGTCGGTTGTGGCCTGTGGTACAGAATTCTTTATTACCGGGCTACCAATCGCAAGTTTCACTAACAGGGAGTGGAAATTCATATCAGAGGCAGGTTGTTCCTTTACTGCAAGAGATGGGTTTATCTTTATCACTTACTTCGAAGGTGTGTGCTAATGATCTGTGAAGAAGACATTATAGAAGTCCCCATCACCACAGCAGTGATGACTGAGGCACACATTAAGTCTACCGACATGGGTACACTGTATAAATCCATCACAGCAGGTCAAGGTAACTTAGCCGGGTTCATAGGGGAAGGGTTGATCCATGAGTACTTTATCAATGCGGGGGAGACAGTAGACTGGACAAACACTTATGAATACGATATGATACTTAACTACGATCTGTTGTTGGACATCAAGACTAAGCGTACTGGGTACAAACCTAAGCTGGATTATGATTGTTCCATCTCAGACGGTAAGAGACAGCGGTGTGATCATTACATCTTTACTAGAGTTAAGAATGATTTTAGTGTAGGATGGATCTTAGGTTACATGCCCAGTAAAGAGTATTTTGAAGTTGCAAACTTTATGGAGAAGGGTGTTATTGATCCTTCTAATGGTTGGAAAGTTAGTCGGGACTGCTGGAACCTCCCGATACAGGAACTGAGGAATATAAATGAACTTGTTACACTCAATAAAGGCACCATTAGTTCTTGACATTGAGACTGATGGTTTAAATCCTACAGTGATTCATTGCTGTGTAGTTAATGATGAGGTGTTTTATGATGCTGCTGCTTTTAATAAGTTTCTTTCTACTCTCAGCCCTGAATGTTATGTGGTGGGACATAATGCTGGATCATACGACATCCCAGTACTCACTAGACTTTGGCAGAGCGATTTTAGCAACGTTACTATTATCGACACCCTTGTTCTTAGTAGGTTATCGAATCCTTCAAGAGATGGGGGGCACTCACTAGAATCATGGGGTACTGAGCTAGGGTTCCCAAAAGGTGACCACAGTGACTGGACAACGCTAACTCCGGAGATGGTGGCTTACTGTAAGCAGGACGTTAAGGTAACTACCCAGTTACTGAAGCGTCTTACAGTGGACTTAGCACAGTTCAGTGATGAATCCATTAAGTTGGAACATGACGTAGCTAAGATAATTAATCAACAGATCAACAACGGCTGGAAGATAGACCAACGTCATGCGATGGATCTTATAGCCACACTTAAGGAGAAGAAGAATGACCTTGAAGAACAAGTTCATGCAGTGTTTCTACCACTACCAACTTTCATATCTAAGGTTTCGCCAAAGGTTAAAAAGGACGGTACGATTTCCGTCGTTGGACTCAAGTTTCTGGGAGATAGTTGGGTTGACGTTGGTGGTGTATTTAGTAGGATTGATTATCCTCAATTTAATCTCGGATCACGCCAGCAGATAGCTAGATGGTTGATGCACTACGGGTGGAATCCTGTTGACTTCACAGAGCCAACTAAAGCACACCCAAAGGGTCAGCCAAAGGTGGATGAGACTGTACTGGAGGGTGTACAGGGCATTCCACAGGCCACAATGATAGCTGAGTACCTGATGCTGCAGAAGCGTATCACACAGGTTCAGAGTTGGTTAGACGCTGTGGAGGAAGACGGTAGAGTACATGGGTACGTTAACCCCATAGGGGCTGTTACGGGGCGTATGACGCACTCCAGCCCCAATGTAGCACAGGTGCCTGCAAATAACTCACCTTACGGAGAGGAATGCAGAGCCTGTTGGGTAGCTGAAGAAGGTTACTCTATGGTGGGCTGTGATGCTAGTGGTCTGGAGTTGCGGATGCTGGCTCACTTTATGAATGATGAAGCGTACACCAATGAGATCCTTAGTGGTGATATCCATACAGCTAATATGCTTGCTGCTGGACTCACAGACAGGTCACAGGCTAAGACATTCATCTATGCCTATCTCTACGGGGCTGGGGACGCTAAGATAGGCTCCATTGTAGGTGGTGGTGCTGCTGAAGGTGCTAAACTCAAAGCACAGTTTCTGAAGAACACCCCCGCACTGGCTGTGTTACGTGCTGAAGTAGAGAAGGAGTCCCGTAAGGGTACTATCAAGGGTCTGGACGGTAGACGGATACACATTAGATCCAGTCATGCTGCTCTTAACTCTAAGCTACAGGGTGCCGGTGCAGTAATAATGAAGAAAGCACTTGTGTTATTAGATAATCATGCTAAAATATGGAACATGGACTACAGGTTAGTAGGTAATATCCATGATGAGATACAGGCAGAGGTTAAGGAAGGTCAGGAAGATAAGTTTGGTAGACTGGCAGTATCCTGTATCAGGGCAGCGGGTACTTACTACAAACTAAACTGTCCTATGGACGGTGAATACAAGGTAGGGAAATCATGGGCACAAACTCACTAAATAAGAAGGTAAATAATATGCTGCAAGTACTTGTCATTTGTTCTGTAGTGCTGCTTCTAGTAGTTGGCTGGATCTTTAACATCATCAATATTGTGCATACTGAAGGTTTAGACAATATTGGTCTGCTTATAGCACAGATTATCGGTGTTTTCATCGCCCCTCTAGGCGCTGTATTAGGGTGGGTTATATGAACTTTCTAATAGATGCAGACTCAGCACTGTACAAGGCAGGATGTGCTGGTGAGCGTAGGTGGTATGAGGTAGTTGACGTTATGAGTTGTGAGGTACTACATGAATGCCAGTATAAGAAGGATGCACTAAACTGGATTGGGGATGAGCCAGATCTAGATTGCTTCCCGATGAAGGAAGCAGGCCCACTAAAGGAAGCCATATACAACCTTAAGCTATACATCAACAACATCATCAACAATGAACACTGCGATACTTATCAAGTATTCGTAGGTGGTAGTGGTAACTACAGGAGAGAGATAGACCCTGAGTACAAAGTGTCAAGGAATCCTTTGGATAAACCGTTCCATATCGAGGCACTGAAGGACTGCTTAGTTAAAGAGTACGGTGCAGTTAGAATTGATAGACTGGAGGTAGACGATGTAGTCAGCATACTCAGTCAAAGGGACTTACAGAGCAACTGTATCGTATCCATAGACAAGGATCTACTGAACACACAGGGTTGGCACTTCAATCCAGATACACTGAAGCTGGAGTACATCACTGAAGAACAAGCTAATCTAAACTTCTACAGGCAGTTGTTGACAGGAGACAGTACAGACGGTATAATAGGTATCAAGGGGTACGGTAAAGCAGCAGCACTACGGATACTGCCTAAGGAGTTACCCCCACAGGAGCTATGCGCTGTAGTGTGGGGTGAGTATCAGAAGAATGAACACACTATGGAATACTTTGTTCAACAAGGGCAGTTACTGTGGATGTTACGGGAAGAGAATGTTATGTGGTATCCTCCAATGGATGATAATAATTACTTCTTTACTCCAGTATTGCTGCCCCCAGTACCAGAGACACCAAAACAGAAAGCAACTAAACGTAGAGTAGCGGAAGTGGAGGATGAAGATGGCTTCTAAAAACAAGCCAAAGAAGAGTCACACGGGCAGGTACAGATCAGGTTTAGAAAAGAAGTTTGCTGAAGCACTGCCAAAGAAGATGATGGAGTACGAACCTTTTGACGTTGACTACACTACACACAGGAAATATAAACCTGACTTCGTGTACAAGGATAGGATACTGATAGAGGTTAAGGGGTTCTTCAGGGAAGGGGATACACAGAAGTACAAGGCCATCAGGGACTGTATTGAGTGGCGAGTAGAGGGAATGAGATTGGTATTCTTGTTGTCTGATCCCAATAAGAAGGTCAGGAAGGGCGGTAAGATTACAATGGGCCAGTGGTGCGATAAAGAAGGATTCGCTCACTTTACATTAGACACAACGGATGAACTGGTGGAATATGTCATTAACCTTTACGGAACTTAAAGAGAGGATATTGCAGGAATACGATGTTGACCTTATCTGTGAAGTGTTGGAGATCACAGCGGAGGAACTACTGATAGCATTTGAAGATAAAGTCCTTGACAACATTGAAATATTTGAGGAGCTAGATACATGAGTTTAGACGATGCAACACCAGCAGAGTGGAACCTATCACACAAAGCTATGTACAACGGTAAGCCACTTAATAAGACACCACAGCAGACTAACTTAGCTTTAGATGTACAGGTAGGTGGTCAGCACTACAAGGATATGGTTATCCAACCAGCAGAGTTTGTAATTAAGAATAACATTGGCTTCTGTGAAGGTAACGTGATAAAATATATCTGTAGGTACAAGCTGAAGGGTGGTAAGGAAGATCTTCTGAAAGCTAAACACTACATTGACCTATTACTGGAGAACACATAGATGGAGATTATTCAAGGCAGCTTTGGAAAGAAGAAGAATGAAGAAGAAGAGATGACGGTAGCTGATGTGTTTGCTAAGATCACTGAGGAGCCTTCCTTTGCTGAGATGGAACATGCCTTCTGTATTGCCTTTGTAGGTGAACTGGGCGTCTTCTCCACCAACCTTAGTACCCCAGAGTTGTACATGCTGCTGGATCAAATTAAAATGTTATTGATAGGGGAGACATATGAACTTCAATGAGTATCAGGCAGTAGCTGAGTCATTTGCTGACTTTGAACACAGCTTCTACCCACATGCTAGTCTAATGATTGAAGCTGCTGAGTTAGCTGATCTATTCGCTAAACCAATCCTACGGGGAGACAACAAGCAGGTCAACAGGGAAGACATCGTATCTGAAGCAGGGGATGTTTTGTGGAACCTAGCGGTACTACTTAAGAGGAGCAACATCACACTGGAGGAGGTTGCTGAGTACAATATTGAGAAACTAACTGGGCGCACTAAGCGCGGCACTATTAGAGGGGAGGGGAACTACCGATGAGTATGATGATTCCAGTTTCTTATTATGGGTTTGACGTTAGAGATTTGGCTATACTACGCGCAAGCATGAAGAAGCACAACGTCACTTTAGAAGATATTTCTAGAATTTTGGAGACACTATATGGAAAGCAATAAGAAACACTACGGGCCAACACTACGCATTAGTCAAGAGAAACACGCAGAGAAGTACCGATTGGAAGGCGAGTCCTTCTATGAGGCACAGACACGGTTTGCAGGGACACTACGGGACAGCCATGAACACTTCATTGAGCTACGTGATATCCTCCTGAATCAACGGTTCATGGGCGGTGGTCGTACACAGGCTGCTATAGGCGCTCCTAGGACACTCACAGCCTTTAACTGCTTTGTTAGTGGTGTAGTAGAGGACTCTATGTCCAGCATCATGCAGACAGCTACAGAGGCTGCTGAAACCATGCGCTTAGGTGGTGGTATCGGTTATGACTTTAGCAAGTTACGCCCCCGTGGGGACAACATAGTGAGCTTAGGATCACGCAGCAGTGGCCCAGTCAGCTTTATGAACATATATGATGCAGTGTGCAAGACTATCGCATCAGCAGGACACCGTAGAGGTGCCCAGATGGGTGTCTTAAGGGTAG